CAGGGGTTCCCTTTTCTCCTCTAGTACCCTTTAAGCCGGGCGTACCACGAGGACCAAATATTCCTGGCATGATAGGTGCGCCCGCGGGAATAATCTGACCCGCGGTCCCGTCGGGTTTTATAACACTTATTGTTTCTGCTACAGTCAATGAATTCCGCGCGGCAATCAGGGATGGGCAATACATAAAATTTTTACTGAAATGGGTTCTGTCCTTTGTTGGCGCCCTGTTACAATCTACTCCGTCTCCGCCCTTGTTGGTCGGACAATTCATGCCCTTAGGGCCATAGTTTGAAAATAAATTGCTTGTATTATGTCTACCGACTGGCCCTCCCACATCTCTCGGGCGAGGGTTGGAGTTAGGATTGAATGGGGTAGACGGATCATGTGAGCAGCGATGTGCATTATTAGGATGATTTTGGCATTTGAACACATAACCGTAGTATTGTGAACCGATGATGTAAATATAATCAGAGCATGTTAATGGTGGCCCTCGCTCGGGGTCGGCCTTCCATAGGCGGGTTGCGTCATCCATTATGTCCAGTCCGTCTTTCGCGATCCAGTAACAGTTTACTTTGAGGCCACCACACTCAGGATTGAAGGGAGCGTCTTGCCTCGTCGCTACACGTTCTGTTCCCCCGAAATTCATTACATTTAAGTTATCGTTAGTGCATAGACCGGCGGAGGCATCTGCAATAGAATTACACGGAGTCATGTCAATACCGGGTTGATACTGTTTGAATTCGCAGTATTGTCCGTCTTCACCTCTAGCGTATCCCTCGTTCTGGGTGCCGATTCTGTTGCCGGGATTATTTTGATATACAACTTCGTCTCTCACCCATTTTTCTGGATCGTAATATGGCAAACACCCCTCCTCGTCTGGTAGTTCAACGACAGGTTCGTCGGATATCGCTATTCTACTCCGCGATTTATAAATAGCTATCATATGTCTCCCACCGAGTCTTGGTTTCGTTGTAATTATATTACCCGTTCCATCATCTATTACTATATTATCAGCTGTATCGCGGCTCTTATATGGGTTAAGATGTTCTCTTCGATCAGCATTAGTCCCTATCGGTCCCAAGTCGCTTCCAACTGGAGAACATTTTTCATCATCGACCTTCACTTTTAACTTTTCTTGCGGAACACCTTCATTTATTTCTCCTAACATAATACACTTAGATAAATTAATATTAAATGTACCGTGTTGATCGTACAATCCAAAGTAAGGATAATTCAAATTTCTTGCATATGTAGCACATTGATTCCACGTGAGGTATGTGTTCTTTCGAGGAACCTGTGCCGCTTCACCGACGATTGGAACATAACCTTCTATGATTAGCTCATTGGCGGCATCTATTGCCCCCTCACTGAGCCCACCTGACTGCGCCTCTGTGGCTATTTGGGATGTCATAGCGTAACAACCCTCAAAAACTTCTTTTGTTACCAAGTCAGAGTCTGCAATTTCTAAGTCCTGGGTCTGGGTCGAATATTGCTGAGCCGCTCTCATATTGACCCCGGCACTGGTCTTCACACTAGCCGTAGTTGGTATCTTATTGAATGCGGTCTCTGCATTTTCGGATAATACCCTCGCCCTTTCCTTCCACGACTGTAGTGCCAAAAATCCTGTTCCTGCACCCCATTCTATAGCCAATACAGCAGAGTCGTATGCAGCCTTTGTATCATCCTTGTGTTTCTCTATGTCTCTAGCTAGTTGTTCGGGATCTACTTCAAGTTTTTCCTTAAATGTTTCAAACATATATTTTATAAAACAACATGCTACCAATGCTATAAAAACACTTAATATAATTATATTAAGAAATTTGGATTTCATTTATATTACGATTATATTTTTTTTTATATATTTAAATGGTATAACTACTGACTAAGCGTATACCACCGGGTCTGCGGCGGATATCCATGCTAATACTTCTTGCATTTTAGCCCACACTGTGTCAAGGTCTGCTTTCATGTCACTCTGGGCCCCTTCCATGTCAGTCTGGGCTGGGCCCCTTCCTGTATTTCTATTAACTTTTCCTTCCAAATTACTTAAATTAGACCGAGTCTTCATAATCAAATATATTAGAGCTATAAACGCAATTAAAATAAAAACCCCGCCGACAATTAATACTGGATTCATTGTTTAAATATAATAGTATATTTTATTTAAAGAATTTAATCATTTTAAGGAAATAAATTATTTAAAATAAATGGATTTAATATTCAGTACATTAGCACCGGGAATATGCGCAGGGATTGTATCTAGTATAATATGTAACCCATTGGATGTAATGAGAATTAATAAGCAAATAAACAAGACTGTAATTTTAAATAGACACACAATGTTTAAGGGACTTGGATACGGAATGATTACAATTCCTACATTTTGGGGAATATATTTCCCTATTTACGAACTTACTAAACTACAAAAAACTTACTCACCGGGTGATAAAATGTTTAATAGTTGGGCTGCATATATATCTGTTTGTATAGCTAGCACTGTTACAACACCACTATGGGTTCTAAGACAAAAAGCCCAAACGGGTAAACTAATTGAAGTTCCCAAGACATTTAGTCATCTCTATTGTGGTCTTATACCTACATATTTTATTAATTTAAATTTCCTGGTTCAAATTCCAATGTATGAATATCTAAAGAGTAAAACCGATAATAATACATATAATACATTCGTGAATACTGCAATATCCAAAACGGTAGCCACATGTATATTTTATCCACTTGATACTATAAGAGTTCTTATTAGAAATGGGGAATATTACTACGGTCGAGTTCTGTCTCAGTCATTTTTTCAATTATACAGGGGGTTCAATTTATATTTAATGAGAAGTATACCTTACCATTGTAGCGTTTTTTGCACTTTTGAGTTCGTAAAAAATTTAATGTAAGACATACCCTGGAGATAAGAATCTGCCAGGTCATCTTTTTTCTTATTCTTCTCAAAAAACTCATTATGAGTTTTAATAAGATGTCTAGTGTGAACTATCCCCAGATTTTTATTCTGTGTGTACTTGCTTTTAGCTTTATGTTCTATTTGAATATCACAGCATTTCAATTTATATTTTGCAGCATAAAACTGAATTTTGACATTTTTTTGCTGTTCGTGGTTTATCCTTAATATAAAATAAACATATATCGCAGTAGATATATTTCTCATTTTGGGGTTAAAGGATGGTTGTTTTTCAAGAAGAATTACGTCAGCTTCCCTCAAGTGTTCAAGTTGATCTAATTCTTCTATAACTCTCAGTGTTTCATTTGTCCCGGAGCAATCTATTAAATTCCAGTCTAATATGCTACCGTCTTCCGAATCTAACATGCAATACGCCAAATTTTTAATGCCTATATCAAATGAGAGAATTATCATTGTTTAAAACTTCAATATACTTCTATATAGATTTTAAATTTAATAAAGGTAATAAATCTTTTATTTCACTTTTCTTTTTATCTTTTTCCACCCTAATATTATTTATGTCATTTATATCCCATGATATAAATATTTTATTATAGGCTATTATAACTACACAAAACCCCTCATTTGCCAATATTATAGATAGATGATTAGTCATTTCGTTAACATCATATCTAGGATACCCAAATGTATAACTTTTCACGGTATAAATACAGCGTAATTCGCCATGTTTGGATAAGTGTGTAATCTTATCTGTTAATTTAGATACCATTTCAGATTTGAGAATATTATATCTAGTTTGTTGCCTTTTCTGTGATTCAATAACGGATTTTAAGCCATTCATTATACTACACAATTTATATTTATTTAAATTCTATTTAAAAAAGCGCGGGCTGTTCTGTGTGTATAGTCTTTTTAGTATCTTCTTCACCTTCGTCGTCGTCTGACTCATCCTCTGATGAAGAATCTTCTATATCATCTGATTTATTTATTTTAACTTCTTCATGATTTTCGTCGAATATATTCTGGGGTATAATAGACTCCATGACCGGTTGTTCGGGTAAACTAATATCATTTATTTGTCTGGACATTTTACTAATCTCCCCTATAGGTATTTCTCTAGTAAAATTATCTTCTTCGGGCTCAGATTCTAAGTCGTTAATATCGGTATTAAATAAATTGTCCGCAAGCGGCTCCGGCTCCGAATTTAGTAAAGGTGGAATATCTTCTTCGTCAAATGCCCCAGACAGGTATTCATTTAAGATATATTCTATCGGAACCTGTTTAGAAATTGCATCTGTTATAGAACTACTTATTATGTTGAAAAAACTATCTTTGTCATAATCCATAATACCAGGAGAATAATAAACCTGTTCGGATATTATAATAATAATTTTATGTAGAAAGTTATTGAGATTTGGCACCTTTATCTTAATAGATTTATCATCTGCCTTTATTCTAACGCACGCTAGAATTTTTACATGACTTACGAATATGGCAGTTATCAAATCCATGAGATATGGATACTTCTGATTTATTTTTTTTAGATACTCTTCTATTGTATAAGCTGACCAATTGGGAACATTTTTAAGCTCTTTTTGAAAATTTGAGTATGAAAGGGTTCGCCTTATATTATTTCTTTGAGAATTTATAAATATATTTTTAATTAATTCATAAATATCGGGTTGAAGAATATTTATTAATTGTTTAGTATATTCTTCCTTTGCCGCAACGATTACATTAACATTTAGCGTCTCTGACATTCTTTAGATTATTATTATTATTTTAAAAGCCAAAATTAAACTCTAAAAAAAATAATACCATATTATACTATAGAACATGCCGAAATGCGAGATAAGCAATGAAACGGTTAATTGGGTTTTGTCCAAAGAATTTATAACAAAAATTAAAAAATCCTTGTTATCGGACCCGGTTGAAATAGCCGGGAAGATATTGTTCGAAGATGATGTACATTGTACGAAAAAAATATGTAATAAAAAAAGTTCTAAAACTCAAATAAATAAAGGAGACAATTCGTCTGTTAGTACGCCCAATGGGATTATTAATTTTCACACTCACCCTAAAATATGTTATACGGACACTGGTTCGATATACGGATGGCCATCTGGTGAAGATATGCGCCAATGTATTTCTTTTGCAAAAAACGGTAATTTAATTCATGTTGTATTCACATGGAAAGAAGGAGCATATATAATAAAGGTTAACAATATCTTAACAAGAAAGAGTGATATTAATATTTTGGAAAAGTTATTACAAATGACTCACACTTTTAGAAGTAAAAATCCTATAACCCAAAATAGGCTATTTTTAGATATGATTAGAATTATAATTCCGAGAACCAATAAACTAAAAACCCCTGAAAAAACATGGCTGTATTTAATAAATAATTTATCTTTAAACACTCTGTACAAAATATATAATGACTATAACGGTACCAATATGAAGGTTCCCGCGGATAGTTCTAAAATTTTTTCAGTTCAATTATTAAAAATGGGAGAAACTGTTAAATTTAACACTAATTACATCAACGAAACGTGTCATAGGGAATCTTTTCAGTAGTTTCAGGGGTAATACATATAATCTCAGGGGTTTCATAAAAATTAACAAGTATACCCGTTTCACATTTCAGATTATTTAGGTATTTCTTTAATTGAACAATCTCTTTAGTAGTCAATTTAGAATTCTGTGATTTAAGTTCAATTATCATTACAACATAGGGTTCATTATCACCCACTTTATCATATATTACAATATCGGCTCTTTCAAACCCAACGTATATCCCTTTATAATGTATAGGAACAACTACTTCTGTACCAGACGCTAAACCAATTCCTCGCAATTCTATATTTAGAGCCTCTTGGTATATATTTTCTTTATAATAATCTCCCAGTTCAGTATTTACTTTTTTTATACAATCTAATACATTGTTTATAAGTACTAGAGGAAGAGGGCTATCCATATAATTAAGTATCGTCAATTTCTTTATATAAAATTAAAAGAACTTAAAGTGTCTTCTAGAAAACTTACTTTTCTCTTGTGCGAACGTGCTCTTGGGTTGTGTATTAGTTTTTTAATTACATTTAGGTGTTTAGAATGATAATCGGTGCTTTGATTCCCATCTAAGATAGTGACATTACCCGTCAATCCCGGCATCAACCACGCGTCATGATATTCTTCGCATTCCCTGAGATACTCTAGGGAAATACCCATTTCACTTGAACGTGCTCTATTTAATACTCTTTTAAAACATGTTTCTGGTGTACTCCTTAGATATACAAAAACGGGGGTTTGAATATCTTGTATAAAATGATCAAACCACATTTTATACGATTCCAATTCTATCTTATTAATTTTTCCAGATGAATATAACATCTTAGCAAAAACATTAAAATCCGAAAATACACATCTTTCTGTAATTATGGTACCGTCGGGACCCAAAGACTTTAAAGCATCTTTTAACATAATAAGACGAGAAATATATGCAGTCATTTGAAAACAATAAGAGTATTTATACGGGTCGTTATAAAAATGTTCTAGTAAATTACCATTATCGTCCTTAATAGATTCCCACATATCAACTGGTTCCCTGAGAAAAATTATATTAGGGGACTCTATTTGTTCTTTTATATAATTAAAAAGAGTTGATTTACCAGAACCAATATTACCTTCTAATGATATTATCATATCTATCTAGTATATATTATTATATATTATACTTTTAAATAAATATCAAAAAAGGGAAATATTTTTTATTTTACTTTCTATGTTATCTATATCAAATGGTGTATTATGTTCATCTAAATCTATAATAGAGTAGTCGATCAATTTTTTGAGTTTTTCATTATCTTTTATTTTAAATTGTGATATTTCCCACCTAGTAAAAAATGAATTTTTTGTAAAGATTATAACAGTG